TGCGGTATTGCCAGAGAACAGGCCATTCACAGCCGTCATCAGGGCCAAGGCACCTAGACTGGAAACAACACTACCACCTTGTGTCAACTGAGTGGTTTCACTGATGGCATCGGTGGTCTGCACTGGTGTGTAGACAAAGCCAGCAGGTGTTGAGAATGGACCAGTGGTGACACCATTGATGCCACGAGTTTTCACATACAGGTTACCTGAGGGCAAGGCATCATTGGTCACAGTGATGGTGTTGCCATATGTGAGTGTGTTGCCTGCACTGGGTTTGACTGTTTCCAACAAGGTATACACTCTGTTCACATCATAGGTGTAGGTGTCAGGTGTATACCAAAACTCCATGGCTTCCACACGACCTGTGGGCACAGTTGATGAGATGGTCACACGAGGTCTTGAATTTAATTCTGTTTTGTTTACTTCAGGTGTGCCAGGTGTGCCAATGGCCCCCATGGTGACAATGCCTGTTGAATTTGTTCTTGTGTAACGATAAAGATCTGTGGTGCTGTAGACTGCATCAGAATATTCTTGTGCTGTGATATCCAAGATGATGGCACCAGATTCTGTGTCCGTTTCTTTAATACTCAAGATACGAAACACCTTGTTGGCGAATCCATATACTGTGCTGGTAATATCAATTAGGTCACCTGCTGTGAGCCCCAGACGACTAAAATCACTTTGAAAACGAACAACTTGATCCAAGCGACCCTGTTTCAATTCAATCAAGCCCACATATTCTGCTTGCACAGGATCATTGATGCAATCAAATTGCATGTTCAAGGTGTTGGCAATTTCATTGGGATACCAATCCGCGGCGGGAATAGTATCAAGCACAAAATCCTTGTTGTCGTTTAGGTCAATGTGTGGAAATTCCACACGCACACTATTGTAAAGACGATCAATACCAGATCCTGATACGGTAATGGCACCAAGGATATTTGAGTCTGAGAAACTGGCTACGCTGGTGCCAGGTTGATTGGGAACCACGGCCCATTGGCCTGCATTGGTATCATAGGTCATCCATGTGGCACATGCACCTGCCAAGGTGTCCAGGTTTTGCATCACAGTTTTGTCTGTGCTTACAATACCATTGATTCTGAATACATTATCTAAATATGATGCCATGCGTTAATCCTTAATAAAATCTAATAACTACTATGCCAGCCAGGCCAGCGGTTGATCCACTGTTTTGCCATAGGTAAGCAGTGGTCCAGGAAGTGCCAGCACCTGTGCCTGACTGAAATGGCATTTTCCATCCTGACCCGCCAGATCCAGGTGCATTTACAGCACTTAATGCCATTGATGGTCCACCATATGCCACATTAGATGAGTAAGTGGCTGTGTTAGGAGTAAATGGTAACAATTGATTTGCTCCACTACCAGCACCAATGCGTTCAGGATTGTTTTTGTATCCGTTTGATCCAGGTTCATTGCCAGGTGGAAGTCCTGACCAACCAGTATTATAATTATTGTAAGTATTGCCACCAGTGGAAGTTATTGTGGCACCAGATCCTAATGTTACTCTACTCAGCCCGCCTGGATTTCCAGGTTGATAATTTTGTGTTGCTGTGCCAGCACCACCACCGCCAACAGTTATTGATATGGTATTGAGATTTGCCAATGTCATATAAACTTCTTGTGCACCACCTGCACCGCCACCTCCACCACCATAAAAGCCTGAACCACCGCCACCTCCGCCACCTCCACCTACCACTAAAATATCAGCGGTTAGATAATATGCCTGTTCAAAGGTTGGGGTAAAGGTTCCTGAACTATTGAATGTATATTTGGTTTTACCAGGAATCTCTGTGGATCTACTGGTGCCTGACAATCCAAAGGTAGTTGAGGATTGAAGTGATCCATTTCTGTATTGTGAATACACAGCAGTTTGATCACCATTGACATCCTTGAAAGGATAAAACTTAATGGTAGAAAATAAACTATTGACCGCAGACTTAGTTCCAGTAAAAGAATAATTTTGTGTGGCCGTTGCTGTGTTGGTTCCAAACATGCCAGCCGCAGATGTCAAGGTAATAACATAATTTGCTCCTGTGACTGTTTCAATAATGGCAGGAGTATTAGATTGAAATATGGCTTGGTCTGCTGTGTTGGTAACAAAACTTCTTGTAACTGAAATATTACCAACAATATTGGTATCTGAAGTAACATATAAATTCTGTAATTTCAATGAAGTTTCATTGATTGATGTTGTTAGATAATATTCAAAATTTATTGATGCCACAACATCAGTAACTGGCGTGTAATCAATTGTGGCCAAATGACTATTGACTTGTGTCTTGTTACCAGTAATGGTCAGCACTCGTGTGGAAGAATTGAATGATGAGGTGCCACCAGACCCGCTGGATGACAATGTGGCAACAGTATTTGCTGTTGATGACTTAACAGTCAAAGTATATGTGCGTCCAGGTTGGCCTTCTGTGTCAACCACTTGCGGATAACCAGTGATTCTATTTGTTACATTTCTACCATAATAAAATGGCGTTGGATATGTTAATAATCTTTCACCTTGTGCTTTTATTGATTGTGAAATTGTGGTTGTAAAATTGCTTGAAGCATTATACAATGCATATTGTGCTATCCAAGTGCTGTCAGCACCAGAGGTGGCCACATAAGTGATATTACCAAGACGGCTATTGACTTGATTTAGATTGCCAGTAATTGTTAACACTTTGGTGGAAGAATTAAATGTTGAAGTCCCACCTGTGCCCGTAGATGACAATGAGGTAATGGGAGCCGTGTTACTTGGAGTAATGGTCAAGGACAAATTACTGTTATTGATATCACTGAGTCCCAGGTCATACACCAGGGGTGTGTTTATTATGGTATTGGTTGTGGTATTCTGATAATAAAAATCACTAGGTGTGGTCAGTTGATCCAATTGATTTACAAATACTGTTATTGGAAAAGAATGATCCACATTACCAGTGGTCACAGTGGTGGTATATGAATATGAATCAGGTGGATTTGTTCCAGAACTTATTGCCACATTGGTTGCTGTGGTCCAATCTGTTATGGATGTTATTCCTGTTATTAGATACACATTGTTGGCCACTGTGATGGGCATGGCCGTGCCCGTGGTAGAAAGATTGCTAGACCACACGGCTCTAGCATTGGACCAATTTGATAAATCTATTTTAAGTGCCACATTGCCAGGATTGATCAATCTGATCAGATCATAGTTCATTGGTGGTTTGAATGTTCTATTTTCATACACATTAACCTGTTGATTCTGTGCTGTGCCAGTGGCAAATGTATATTCAGTTGGGCGAGAATCCGTAAAATAGATACCACCAATTTTGTTTAGATCACTTAATTTTTTCATACTGCAATTTCCTCTGGATCAATACCTGCACCATACATGGCATTGGTCATGTAATCATATATGCAATCACCAGGTTGTGTCATTGAATTGGTAATATGAAATTTCACATTTGTGGGTGCGGCAGTGACATTTTTGTCTCTGTTGAAATCAACTCTAATCACAGCAAATACAAGATTGCTCATGTTGTGATTAATGGTCCAATTGGGCACTACACTATATGCGGCTGATAATGAACTACCAGTATAACCCACAGGCACCACAGGATGACTGCTGTCGCCTGCATAACAATACACACGCACAAGTCCCTGCATGGAGTAATCCACATTTGAATCTTTGTCTACGGTGTAATCAACTGTGATGCCATCAGATTGGAACACACAGCGTTGATCATTGATCCAAATATCATTAAACGCAAAGGTGCTGGTGGAGCCATCACTTAATAGGGTTCCTGTCCGTTCACAAATAGTGTAAACAAAATGCATGGTGGTGTTGCTGTTGCTGATCTGTGCATCTGTGAGCATGCCAGCGGCATAGGCTGATCCATACACAACAGGTATCTTGTTTTCTGGATTAGGTGCCAGGGTGATCCTATTTTTGGGGTCAGGTGCGGCGGGTGCTGAGGCCGCACCAGGTTGACTGGATGACTTGTTGGTGTTGTTCAACAGATATAACACACCGCCCAAGGCGGCTGTTCTTGCCAATTGTGCTCCAATGCCATTGCCACCAAAAATGCTAGTGCCTACATCTATGATATCATCTAAGAAACTCATCCATAATCCTTTATTTTATTACTGCACCAAAATTGTAATTGGTATTGGCCAGGCTCATCACACGGTCCATTGACACATCACTGGGATACCAAGCCCGCATGTCTTGACTGTTGGTTTTACGACCTGCCACTTTGTTCATCAACATGGCCACACGGCTTGAACAGGTGAATGCAATACGATTCGTAGTTGTGGTTGAACCCTGTTGCCAATCTTCTTCTAGACTCCAATTGGTAATGACACCTTGGAAGCGTCCTGCTGGATTACCTGTGATGTTTAACATTTGGCCTGAATTGGCATCAAAGAACACACGCCATATTTCTATGTTGCTACCTTTGAACTGTTGCGTCATGACTTCAGCAATGCTGGCATTGGGTATGCCTGAGATGCTTACAGTCACGGTGCCTGCCACAGCACGAATATCACTGGTGCTATCTGTAACACCAACCAGGGTGCCAAGATTTGTATATGTTTCTGAGTTGATGGTGATGGGTCTATTGTAGTTGCTGAATCTCAGCACAGCATAATCAGGCACATCAATACGGGCAAACATGGCAGTCTGAACTGCGGCGTATGTGCTTAGGTCTATGGTCATACCAAGGCCTCATAGAATACAAATGCACCAGACCAGGCCACAAGTTGACCAGGTTGTAAGGTCCAGGTGGGCAAGTCTGTGCAATACACAGTCCATGTGGCTGATTGTCCCGTAATTAAATTACCAGAACCTGTGGCATCAAGAATGGGTCTGTTCACAGGCACAGTGGTAGTGCTGGCCGTAACATCTGCTGTCACAGTATAAACCCGGCCTGCGGAGCCCAACTGCACAAAGTCTCCGGCACGAAACTTGTATGTTGAGGCTGTGCCTGAATTTAAGGTGATGGTGTTGCCACCCTGTGTCCAATTGGCAGAGAATGGTCCGCCATCTCCTCTATAGCCTGAGATCCATGCCTGACCTGTCTGACGAATTTGAACTGTGCCTGCGGTGTATCGTCCTGCGGCATCAATGGCTTCTATGTAGGGTCTGGCTTCTGACCAGGGTAATGTGGGCACAGCCACTGTGAATCGCCATACTTGTCCACCACGG